CAATTCCATTTCATCTCAGTAATAATAAAAACAGGCAGTACACCTCGTTTTTGAGCTGATACTGCTGTTTCTAATAATGCTGTTGTTTTACCTGTATCCGAATGTCCTCTTAATAGAACTATATGTCCCATTGGAATGCCTGGAATTGAGGTAACATCTTGAAATGCTTGTGAGAGTGGGATCCAAGTTTGTTCTTTAAATTTAACATTTTGTTTAAGTCCCTTCTTTTCTTTGAAGGAACTTAAATCAAACTTAGACTTTATTTCATTGGAGACTGCCTCCGATAATGACTTTTTTACTCTTGGCATATAACTTTAATTTAAAATGGTAAACCATCATCTTCAAACAATGAATCAAATTCCTCTGATTTTGCTTTCTTAGGTGTACCTTGAGTTGACAAACTAAATTTCTTTTCTTCTTTTGCTTCTTTAGCATCCCCTTCAAACTCTACAGCTGGTTCAGATACTATAGAACCTTCTTCATTCATATCTGCTGTTAGGAAATTTTGAAGTTCCTCTTTTAGTTTATCGTATGTGTATTTGTATCTTTCTTCTAGTAAAATTGGTTGATTTTCTAACCAAGTTTGAATTTGAGAAGCATCTTCACTTAATGGTGTTTGTTTTGGTTTTGGTCTTACACTTAATCCAAATCCAGGTCTATCTTGTACTTTAGTAGCTGTTAACACAAAATCAAATCCTTCAGCTACATCTGTAAAATCACCATAATCCTCATCATCAGCAACTGATAATAATTCCATGTAAAGTGTTTTACTAAATTCAAACAATCTAACACCTTTTTCTTCTTCACCTCTAACAATAACAGGTGCAAATACTCTCATTTTTGGATCTAACTTTTTAGCTAGTCTCCAATTCTCAGAGTCAGATGTTGTTCTTAATTTTTTAGTAAAATCAACTACAGGATCATTTTCTCCCCAATTGGTTAATGCTACTATTGGATATTTTCCAACTCCATAATGCATGAAAATTTCTTGGAAAGGATTGTCCTTGTTTAACTTTGAAGGAACGAATCTGATTTGATATTTCCCTTCTGCTCTCGGCTTCCAATATACTAGTGTATAATCCTTTTTTTCTGTCTGTTTTGGTTTGCTCGCTTGGTTTAGACTTTCCAAACGACCTTTGATTGCGTTTAAATCCATATTGATAACTTTTTAAAAATAACATTTAAATATAATAACTAATTCTTGAAAAACCAAACTATAGTTCAATTATTTCATGAATTTTTGTGTTGAGTTGTTTTAAATCACCATGCTGAGTAAGTAGGATACAATTTCTATAATGTTTCCAATTGATTGGAAATTTAGTATCTACTACTCCCCCATTTAGCTTTTTAATCAGCTCATTAAGCGCGTTTATAGTGTATAAAGTATTAGTGTCTTTCTTTCTATGTACTAAAATAGTATTTTCAGGTATTTCATGTACATTACCTTGGTCTACATTGTAAGTAATAACATATTCATCATTACTTTTAACGTAAAGCACAAACATTTTATTATACATTATAGAATAGGTTGAAGATAGCTCCTCAACCTTTGCTTTGATTTCTTCTAATCGTACAAAAGTGCAAAATAATTTATTGTTCAAGTCTGTTAAATTTATAAAGTTGTCATTGTCATATTCCACTTTATAAATATCCAATACTTCTTCAAAAGTCATAGTTGTCTCCATCACTAACCTTTATATTTAATTGGTGTCTTTTAAACACCTTTTCTATTCTAATTAATAATTCTTCCTCGTTTTCATCGTAATCAAGTAAAAACGCGTCATATGTGTATAATACTAATTTTGTTTTAGCGTTTTTTAATAACTTAATTATATCCCACAATATACAAACATTCTTTGAGGTCTCCAAATTTTGTAGTAAATAATTAAATAACTTTTGTGGATTCATGTTATCTAATTTTTCTTTTTCAAATTTATATTCTGAAATAGGACATTCAATAAATCCTAAATTATTAAATTTATTCCATAATTTATCTATGTATTTTTGGATCTTTTGAAAAAACTCAAGATCCCTATACTGCTTAAATACACCCCCATAAAGTTGCTTGAACGTAAGTTCTTTAGCTTTTTTGTAATCCACATTATACATTTTTGCAAAGGAAGCATGAATGTCAGCAGTATCGAACTTATAACCAATAAGCTGAGCTGCAAGGGTAGGATGATAAGCAGAAATATCAATTTCCACAAATTTATTATTTCTTGGTATAAATGCTTCTCTGCACCCATTTTCTTTATTTAAAGCAGCGAAGTTGATTCCTCCAAATCTATTAGAGGGTCTTGTGGTGGTTGTTCTGTAATTATATTGTGTGTATACTTTATTTCCCCAATCTTTATCGAAGTGTTGCTTGAATAATTCGGGGGCAACTTGTATACCACTCCTTTCAATGGCGTTGAATACCAATGGTACTCTGTTGTTGTAAAATTCGTTGACTTGTTCATTAAAATATTGTTTTAAGTTATTATAATTTTTTTCACACGTTTCATAATGTTTGACAATAGGAACTATTCTATTAATGTCCTGTTTATTTTTATTTCTTTGTGTTAAAACTTGATGTGCTCTTGTAGTTTCCATTTCATATTCAGGAACATGTAGTGAAAGATCAACAACGTTTTTATGCACAAAATAATGCAGGAATTCTTTTTTACCCCAAGTATACACCTTATCATACGTAGTAATTAATTCCCTAATGTACTCGCTGTTTAACGGCATAGATTCACTATGATTTATTGACACAATATAGCCCTTATGAGCATCTAAAGGATGCACATATATTAAGGATGCATCTGTTGTTACTGGGTGTGTTGTATAAGAATATGGTATTATCTCTATGTATACCTCCTTGTAACCCTTATTGTAAAAACCCTTTAATTGATCGGTGTTCTCTATTAGCCAAAACATTCAGCTAAATATATGAAATAAAATTTAAGTATCCAAACCTAAATAGGAAGAAAAACCATACCATTGATTTTCTCTCTCTATTTGTAATGCTAATTTTTGATTTAAAATATCAGAAGTTACAGAATACACCATATAGAGACAATCATATAAAGGCCATAAAATAGTAGGATCTTTTGATTTTAATTTATCATAGGTTTGTTGGTTTATTTCTATATAAATAAGCTGGTTAGTTCTTTTAGCAAAATACCTAACATACTCTCCTTGGGATAATTCTTGATTGGTGGGGTTTGGGGGTGAAAATTTAGGGGGTTGGGGAACTGGATCACCTAGTTTTATACCTCTTTGATCTGAGTAGTCTCCATTAATTCCACCATCAAATCTTTCATCAGAAGCTAATTCATCATTTTTACTACCATCAATTACAGGTATAGTATTTGGAGATAATTCAACTAAATTGTCATAGTTTGGAGTATCCCCCGCATATATTTTCCCCGTAGAAGTTTTAAAATAAGGACCATAGTACGGCTGATCAGATAATTTAATTTTTAAATCTCCATTACTAGTAAATCCTGTTTTTATTTTATTTTTTGGAAAATACATAATTATAATACTATTTTAACATTTTCAAGTACTGCTATTATCTCACCCACAAAATTAGGCCCTTGATTTTTATTTCTAATTAATGATCCTGTATCTCCTCCTGCTCTGTTTAAAAGTTCATCTATTTCTCCAAATTGTTTTTGAGTTAGTTTTCTTTTTAGATTTAAACCTTGTTGATTTGGGCTACCATATTGTTTAACTACTCTTTCTACATAATTGTTATAATTTTCAAAAGTTTTTACCATATTAAACCTAAATGAAAAATGTATAGGATCATTATAACCTTTAAAAGTACCTCCCCATTTCATTCCTAATTGTTTATATATTCTCATTAATTCAGGAAGTTCTCTTCTCCATTCTTTAGCAGGTGTTGATTTAGAAAAAATTCTACCATCACTTATTCTTTTTACTTGCATATCTAAAGAAGCTGCATAATTATGGTTTGATCTACCTGGAATGGGTTGTACAGATCCTAGTTTATCCCTAAAATATTGAGAGCGCTCTAAAGTTCTAAAAGTAGAAGTAATTATGTATTCATACCCATCTATTTTAAGAATTTCTTCAAAGAATGTTAAAAATTTATCTCTAAATGAAGAATGAAGTTGTTTTGATGCTTGTTGAGCACTAATTTCATTTTTATAAGTAGAATACAAAGGAATAGTATCATTTATAGTGTTATTATCTATAATTTTACTTTTCGTTGTATTATTAGATATAATAGCTTGGGATTCTTTAATATTGGATAATATAGCACTTTGAGCAATATCTCCTTTTAAAAGTTTGGGGGTATTAATAATATTTCCTTCATTATCCTTTTTTAAAATTCTAGTGGCTTGAGTTTCTAAAGTAGTATCCCATTTATTATTTGCTAATTTGTGATTAACTTTAGTTACTATGAAATCTAATGTTTGAGGGTAGTTTGAGGGTAAAAATCTTGTATTTACATGAACTCTATTATAAATCTTTATACCACTTAATCCTTCCATGTCTATTTGGAGATTAAAAGGTAAAAACCCTACTGAACTTTCTAGTGAACCTGTTTGAGATGATTGTGCTTGAGCGTATTTATAAAAATTTTCTATAGCAGGGCCATTATTTTCAAGATAAATAGGTTCAAGTTCTCCATTTTTAGTTAAATTTATTAATCTATAAAAATAATCAGGGTTAGAATTTTCAAAAGTATCAATGTAATTTCTTATAACTGAAGCATTTTGTTGTTCTAAAGTTTCTTCCTCGGTTTCATCTGGGTCTATTATTTTAGGTTTTATTCTATCTTCAACTCCTAAATTCCATTTAGAAAAAGCAGTTGCCTCATATCCAGGAGTAGATCCATTTGCTGTAGCTCCTATTGTAATCATAGCAGCATATCGTTTACTTATACCTGTAGTTAACCCTATATTATGCACAAAATTTGATTGACCATTTGATGGATTATAACCATACATTTCTAATACTGCAGGACTATTTGGTTTAAAATTTGGGTATACTTTTCTACCAAAATCATCTTTTAAAACTGCTGCGATTTCTTCTATTCCTGGGATTGATGTTTGGTCTATTATTTTGATAATATTGGTTTCATTATCTATTACAGGTTCTAAATTATTTACATAACCTAAACATTTATTTATTTCATTACATATCTTCTTTAAAAAATCAAATAAAACTGCTTCACCTGTATTTCCTACTATAGTATCTAGTGTATTTTGAATAAATTCAAAATTCATGTAAACATTCATAGGCCTACCATAAATGTACCCACTTACAGGTTCAGGACTAAAGAAATTATCTATACCAGGATTTCCCGCAAACAATCTTGAAATTCCTGATCCAGCATATACATTATCATTTCTGATGATACAAGATCTTATATCAGAAGATACCATATTATCTATGGCATAACAAATATTAGAACTAGAATCAGTATCAAACTTTATTAATGGGACTTTTAAATTTGGAGAAGATGGTACAATTTGAGGTACAATTTTTTCTTGAACAAATTCTAATAGAGTCTTTAATCTCACAAAAAATTTAAATCTAGGTTCTAAATTAAATTGATTAGTTCCTATTTTATCTAAAACAATAAGATCAATGTTAGCATACTGATTAGTATATTTAGGAAATCCTACTTTTTCATTCCAATCCTTTAATATTTTTTTCCTATAATCATTAGTAAGAGAAGCTGCTCGGGAAGGGGATAATGGATCTGTAATATCTGGGTCTAGATTTTTAGTAGCGGCTTCATAAGGATTTAAAACAAAACCTATCTGTCTTTTTTCAAAAACAGGATTAGTTATATTGGGTAATACTACTTTTTGGTCTATATTAATAGTACCATAAGTTGTACCTGGGTCTTGTTGTTGTAAAGATCCAGGATAAAATTCTGCTGTTTGTTGAGTTATTCCTGTATAATATTTTCTTATTAAATAGAACCATTCATAAATTCTATTTTTATTTTTTTCGTATTCTAATTCTTGGGAAAAAGAAGCAAATTCAGGATTATCTTTAAATTGGTTGTCTTCTCTACCACCTGCGGCATTAGCATATTGAAAAAAGGTAAAAACTAATTTTTCAAATACATCAAAACCCCCATATAAATTATTAAATAATACTTTTTGTGCTCTTATTTGATCATAATCAGATTCAAAATTTGAACTCTGGAATAGCTTACGATCTAATTTAACACCTGAGGGGTTAGGACCATCATAAATTTCACTTTCTATTTCACTTGTAAAAGCATATTTTTTAAATTCATATAATTTAGCATTAAAGTTATCTGCGGCATAATAATTATATTCATCATCAAAAATAGAATATACATCAAAAGAAGAACCATATATTCTTTGATTTAGATTATTTTTAGTAGATCTATTATTATTAAAAATGCCCCCCATAAATCTTACATTATCTCCAAACCTTCTATTACCTACTCTTCTTTTTTGTCCTTCTATTTTATCTATTGTAAAAGGGGTATCTACAAACTCAGATTCGGGAAATCTAAACTCATTTGCTGAGTTTTTTTGCATTTCTTTAGTTCCCCCATATATACCCTGAAACATGGTTATGATAGCAAATTTTATTGCTCTGTTTTTATATTTATCTATATTATCTTTAGCTAATACATCTTCTTCTTGTGATACTCCAGTACCAGTTATAGATAATGAACCCCTATTTTCTTTTTCAGTACCATCAGATTCTCTATCTGTTAAATACTCATTAACTCCTGATGTTTTTTCAGGTAAAGTATATGTAGTGGTAAGTTCTTCTCCTGATATACTTTTATCCCACCAATTTCTTAATCTTTTTTCAAAATCAGGGTATATTTTATAAAAATCCTCAACATTAGTTGCTGCATTATTTCTAAACTGATTTCTTAATGATTTATAAGTTAGGTAATCATTTGAATAGTATCCTACAGCGGGTAAATTTACTTTTAAAGATTCTATAACATCACCTATACTAATAATGTCTAAATCTATATCATAAGTTCCATCAGGGGCAAATGTCCAAGAAAAATTTTGGATTTTACCTAATATAGCATCATAATTTCCTCTTTTTTCTTTTCGTTTTAATTCTATTTTATTAAGTAAATCATAGTAATTATCATCTATTTGAAAAAATTCTTTATCAATTAGAGTAGGACCCATAGAAGTAAGAGTATTAGTGCCTTGTTTTATTTCATCTCCTGAATCCCAATATCTATTGTTTCCAAATTCTAGTAAAACGGTGTAGCCTAATCTTAAATATAATACATCTAAAATATCAAATTGATTTTTATTATATGCTTTTAATTTAACTCTTGTTTTTTTAATAGAACCTCTATTTAAATCTTGACTGTCCATACTTACAATACCAGGCATAGGAACTATACCAAAATCGTTCCCACCCATACCGTATGCCCCATTAGGGCCTAAAAAATCTGTCCTTTGTTGTTGTTTAAAATATTCTTTTTCATTTAAATCTTCTTCAGGAGTGTTTACCAGATTTGTACCCCCCATACTAGTTACACCATTAAATAGAACATTTTTCATGGCTAACTCTTTTCCAGGGTTAGTAGTAGTAACTAAAGGATTACCATATTCATTTTTTAATAAATTTAATCTTTCTTGAGTTAGAGAGACTCCAGATGCTAGTTTTACCCAAGCATTAGTAGAATTTAAATAAGAGATTTCTTCGGTAGTTCTATTAACCTTACCATGAATTTCTTGTCTCTTTTTTATTTGTTTATCTACATATTCTTTAAATGGTTCCCCTAATATGTTTCCCATAACTCATTATTTATTAATTCTATTAAATTCAGCTAAAATTGGAGTAGGATTAGAAGGTATTCTAATTTGTGATCCTACTGGAGGTGTTAGTGAATTTTGGGTTAATGTACCATTTGCTATTGAGATAATCCACCAAAGTGAAGAATCTCCGTAATATTGTTGTGCTAAAGTATCAAATCTATCACCATCTGATGTGTAAACGTAAATATCATTAAAAGTTCTTGGAACTTCTGGGTAACGTACTGTTGAGTACATTTGTTTCCTATCTGGGGATTTTATAACTGGTATGTTAGTATAACGAGGCATTAGTTATAGTTTTCTCTATCGTCATAATTATTTTGTAAAGGACTTCCTCCTTCTAAAGCAATATATCTTTCAGGACCATAAGAATTTACATTTCCAATTCTATCTTTTGGTGATATATCATTTCCATTTTCATCTTTACTAGGCCCATCAAACCCAAGTTCTTGTTTAGCAGGTCTAAATTTATGAATTGGTGTGAATGTAAATCCTGTTACTCTACAAATATGGGGCATTTCTTTAACACTTCTATCAAATTTTCCATCTGTATCTATTCCAATTTCCCATGTAGATTCTTGAGGTACATCTAGAGTTAATGATTTTATAAATCCAGGTAACTCATAACACCAACCACCCATTGTTAATTGTACTAAAGGACCTGCCAAATATCCAGCTGAAGTATAATCAGGGGCTAAATTAGAGGCAAGGAAATTTAATTTCCTATACATTTCCATTATTTCGGGTTTAGATTGAGCTGCTACAGTAAATGATAAAGTTATATCTCTATTAAAACTGTCATATTTGTAAAATGATTCTCCTCTACCCATATATTTTTGAGGATTCCAGTTTGCACTGTAAGAATCTGAAAATGAGTCTATAAATGCTCTAAAATGAATAAATTGCTGTAGATTTGGTTTTTCTGTGTTTATAGCTGCTATTCTAAATTTTACTAAATCATTTTTAGCTACATCTTCTCTAACACCACTTGATTGGTAAATTGGTTGAGCATTAATTTGATCTACGACAGAAACTTTACCATTTACTATTTTACCTTTAGTATAATTTATAACATTTCCTTTTTGACCAGGGGATACATAATTAATTCTTGAACCTTCAGGGCCATCTATAGTTTTCCCCTCTTTAGGTTTATAAGAAGGGGCAATACCTGTAACATATGAAGTGTTTTGTCCCCTTATTTGGTATATGTCTTCTCTAAAATCTGTTATGTCATTAGGGGTGTCATTTACTGTTGAAAATTTTCTTTGTTTTTCTACAGTAAAAACATCAAATCCTCCTAACGTAGGATTAGGTGGTGGATTTCCTTGAGAAATTGTACTTACTGCTATAGCAGTTTGTACATTAGAAGTAGCAAAAAATCCTGAATTTAATAATTTAATATTGTTTTTTCCTGTTTGAAGAAATCCTCCTTTATTGTCTTTTGCTATTTGTATACTAGTAGTTCCAAAACCTAAAGAAGAATTAGGACCCCCTGAATAGGATAATATCTCTCCATTAAGAAAAGATACCCCTGAGGACTTAGAAAGAACTTCTCTTATTTGGGGGTTTACTATTCCAGGTTTTATGTCTATTTTATTATCATATAAAACTACTAACCTATTAGTCCCTCCATCAGGACCTCCTATTACATTATCTTTAACATCTGAATAGGTTCTTACTCCTTGTAAAGGATTAACACCTTGTTTATCAACATGACCCCCTATAAAATTAATACCTGCTTGAGCTAATGTAGATAAAGGAGTATAAGCTCCTTCATTGGGTCCTACTGTACTTGCTTGAGTTCGTACAGCTATTGAAGATAAAGTGTTTTGTTTAGCTGTAAATAAAATACCTGAGGGTGATCTTAAATCTGTAAAATATTTACCTAATCTAATTAAATCATCAGCTGTATCTCTAGCAGCATTTATCCCTCCTCTAAGTAAAAAGTCAGTGGCACTAAGATCATTACCTGGAATGGGTTGGTTTTGATCTGGTATAGGGGTTTCTATATAAGGTTGATTACTGCTCCCCCCACCTGGTCTATCATTCCCAAATCTTAGATCTTTTAGGTTAGTTGTTAATGTTAATAAACTTGGCATTTATTATATTCTACCTACTCCTTCTGGTGGTGCTGTATTTCTATATTGATTGTTTGGGGTTTGTCCGTTTAGATCTAATTGTGATGGGGATGGTTTTTGACGCATATTAGGATTACCATTAATTGAATATTGGTAATGTAATTTTGATTGGTCAGTTGCTCCTACAGGTGTAGGAATATTACCTCCATTTGCTCTAGATAAAGGAGAACCTTGTGTTGTTAATATATCTTTTAGTCCCATAATATTATGTTTTAATGTATTTGTTATAAATATAATTAAGCTACGTTTGTAGTGTAAGTATTCATGTTGTTTGCTTGTCTTTGTTCATATGATACTCCAGGTATTGCACTAATTTCTACTTTTGGTGAGTTATCTTTAGCTAAAAGTCTTTCTAAAAAATTATTAGTTCTTTTTTGTTCTTCCATCATTTGAGAATTGTTATTACTTCCTCCACTACCCATTAGATTAGTACCTGCTATAATAGAATCATTTTGATCTAACTGGATAGAACCTCTAGGACCACTTACTACTAACCCCCCTGCTGGGTTAATCATAGCATCTTGAACTTGGGTCATTTGTTGGGCTGATTTTTGAGCTTCTGAATTCATAGTAGCTAATCCTACACCTACAGCACCTAAAATAGCTATAAGTCCTAAACCAAAAGTTAAAGCACTAGCAGTAGTTAATGCTGCAGCTGCACTTGCAGAATTAGCTGCTACCAATGATGCTACTTGAGCTAATAATCTCCCCATACTCATAGCACCTAAAGCCCCCATAACTGTGTATAAAGTTCCTGCACTAGAAGCAGCAGTTGCAAGTCCATTTATAACACTTCCTAAAGGGCCCTCCATCATTGTTGCTAAAGCTTCTTGTATTTTTATTACAGCTGATTCAAATCTAGCAGCTGCAGATTCTTGCTCATACTGTTGGAGTAATTGTTCTCCACCTAATTCTACAATTCTTCTTCTTCCTTCTTCTGTTTTAGCTGCATCTGCTATACTTTTTTCTCCTAGTCTTGATAAAATTTCTCTTTGTTGAACAGATTGAATTAGCTCATTTCTTTCCATTCCCATAGCTTCAGCTAAAGCTTCTTGTTGTAAAACATTCATTCTGGAAAGTTCAGCTGTTCCACCTACTTGTTTAGCTAATTCAGCTGCAGCTTCTGTGTTTTTACCTTGTAAAGCTAATAATCTTGCTTTCTCTAAATTTAATTCTTTTCCTGTAAGTAATTCTGCTTCTAATTCTTTTGAAATTGAGGATTCAAAATCTAATAATTGAGATGCTATTTTTGTAGTTTGATCTAAACTTAACCCAAGTTGTTTAGTTAGAATAACTTGTTCTGCTATTAATTTATTATTAAACCCATAAGCAGCTTTTAAACCAGCATTTGCTTTGTTTACTTCATTAAATACATCATTCAATTTTAAAGCAATACCTGTCTCTTTTTGTAAATTAACAACTTGATCTGCTATTTCTTCATTAGTTTCTTCAGCAGACTTTCCAGTAAACACTGAATATCGAGCAAGTTCAGCTGCGGAATCTGCAGATAGTCCTAATTGTTTAGTTAAAAAAGCTTGATTTTCTACTAAATCATTATTTAAACGATTAGCTACTCCTAACTGTTGAGATAATTCAGTTGTTGCTTCTTGTAAATTCCTTTGGTTTATAAAAGCTTTACCTGAATTAATGGAGATATTAATAAATTCTTCATTTATTTCTCTAGCTTCATCCTTTGAAATTTGAAGACTTTTAGCTAATTCAGTTGTTCTTTTATCAGCTTCAAATAAAAATCCTACAGAAGATAATAATATTGCTTTTAAAGAGAATAAACTCATCATTCCCTCTCGTAAAGAAGCTCCAAATCCTTTTCCTGCAGCAGTAGCATCTCTTGCAGCTTGAGCAGCTCCTTTAAATGCTTTAGAAAGAGGAGGACCTATACCTGGAATGGATCCTAAAGTATCAGCCATACTTTCAAACCCTTTTGCTGCTCGGTTTATTTTTTGAGTAGCATCTGAGATTTCTTTAAAATTATCAGAAATAGTTTTTGAACTAATTGCTACATCTAACATTAATTCATCAATCCTATTAATACCTTCTGCTTCTTCTTTAGTAGCGTTAACTAATCTATCTTGTAAAACAGATTGAATAGATTTAGTTCTTTGTAATTCCCTTTCAAATTTTAATTTATCTCTTGTGAATTTTTTCTGAGATGCTTCTGTTTTTAAATCATCAGCTTTTATTCTTGATAATCTTTTAGCTTCTCGATTAAGATTTTTTGTATTATCTTCAGCTACTTTAATTATACTTGCTAAATCTTGTTCTTCTTTAGCAGCATTCTTTAGGGCTTGTTGAATGGCATTTAGTGTAGATTCAAATTCTACAGCAGATTTATTTATCCCCTCTAAAATTTCTTTACTATTTTTTAAGTCGTCACCTAATGCCATTTAAAGTATATTTTGTTATAAATATTTACTTATATGAGGTTTTTGATGGAGATTTAAAATTAGGTGGACTAACTTTACCTCCAGCAGGAATTATAGTTTTATTACCTTTATTTTTAGATTGAGATTTCTCAATAGCTTCAGATTCTTTTTTATAGAATTCACTAACTTCTTGAAAAGTAAACTTTCTTAACCATATAGGCATATTATATACAGTGTCCCAATCATAGCCTCCTTTACCATGGAAAACTATTTCATGTATTTGCTTAAATAAACTCCTTCTAAATTGAGGTATTTGATCAGAAGTCAGGCCAAAAAAAGTTGAGACCAATTGGGAGGGGTCTTCTATCTTCACTGTTGGGGGGAAAAAAGGACAAATCAATGTCTGGTTGAAATGTCTGAATGTGGTTTCTTAGCGCTCGCGAATCCTGGGCGAGCATGTATTTATCCACAAATTCCCTGACTGTTTTGGCTTCTGCATCTCCTCCTACAGATGTTATTATATGTTTTAAACGTGTTGAAACTGTTGAAGAATCTGTTTTTGATATCTTTTTTAACCCTTCTATTACTCTGTTTATATTTTGCTCATCTTTATGGGTTAATATCTTAAATGTAACTTCTGTATTTGTTGCTGGTAGGGTATAAGAGAAATTGTTTTTACCTTTTGTAAATAATTTTTCATCAATGAATTTATTCTCTAAAGTAGTTAAATCTACTTCTACATTTTCACCACCATAAGTAAAAGAATAATTTTTACCATATCCTAAAATACGAGCAGCTACCATTATGGCGTTTTTATCACCTATAACTAAATCATTATAATTAATGTCTGATACTATTAGAGATTGTAATAATTTGTCTATTACTATTCCTTTTTCAATATATGCTTGGTTAGAAAGAATATCTTCTTCTTTCGCTGTCATATATTTCATTTCTACTTTACCACTTGATAAAGGATTGTCTTCAGGGTAAATTAAACCTTTTGAGGGAAGTTCTACTACTTCAGTAGGTAACTTGAATTCTGCCATAATCTTTTATTTGTAATAACTTTAATTTATTATACATATTAACATAAAAAAAGAGCTTGACATAGTCAAACTCTCTTTTAAAAAATATGTATTTCTTTTTAGAAGTTTAGTACACAGTAATCTAATCCTAATGTTACTTCTATTTGTTTTGCTTCGTTTTCAGTATCCCAGTTATACTCTCCAAATGTAGCTTCTTTAACAAAAGCACCTTTTATAATCCATTCTGAAACTATATCACCTACTGGTCCTAATACATTCACTGTAAGATCTTTTTTATAGAAATCAGAATAACCATCTCTACCTGTTACTGATTCGTGGTGTAATCTTACCCATTCCATTACTGCTTGAGCACCAGATGGAGTGATTGGATCAAATAATGTCATTGAAATGTCATTCCATACTGTTTTTCCTTTAACTTTTCTAAGGATATTGATGTGGTTTAATACTACTTCACCTTGAGTTAAGGAAACAGCGCTAACTCCTTTGATAATGAAACTTGGTATACCGTCCATATAAAGAATGAATCTGTTAGCTTGCTTTGGTTCAAAAGCGGTGAAAAATATTTCGTTTGGATCTAATACTGGCATTGTTTTCTAATTTATTTTCAATTATAAATATTTAATTCTTTAATTTTTATGCTGGGAAAGTAGCTCCAGTTGGTAAGATATTGAAATCTAGGTAAATAAATTCTGCTGTTCTAGTTGGCTGAATATAAATTTGACCTACTAACTGATTTCTATCAATAACATCTGGGGTGTTATTTGTATCATCCATTACTACTTTAAAGGCATATAATCCTTGTCTTTGTTGTACACTTTCTAAGTATGGGTTAACTTGGCTTAAGAAATTATTTCTAGTAGCTATTGTATTTTGTTCAAATACTAATTGATCTGCTATTTGAGAAATGTATGATTTTAATTCAATTAATAATCTTCTAACATTTACTCTATCTAAAGCACTAGCTCTTTTCTGTAGTGTTTTCTGTCCGAATACTACTACTCCTGTGTTAGGGAATGTAGCTATTGGGTTAACATTTCCTTGGTATAAAGTATCTCTATTACCATTTGTTAATTTTCTTTCTGCTCTAATTACAGTTGATAATCCACCTCTGTTTAAACCTGCTGGTGCAAACCATGCTTCACTTGAATTATCATTGAAAGCAAATACTCCTGGTATCATTGTAGAAGCTGGTACCCAAACTTGATCTCCTAAATCTGGATCAATTGTTTGAACCCAAGGCCAATATGTTGCAGCATATGAAGAATCAATTCCTGATGCTTGTGTTAATGTTCCTGTAATAGTGTCATTATAGTTAACCATATCAACTACTGCTATAGCATCACCTCTTTGTTGTGAGTTATCTATAACAGATGAAATTTGTGATGAATGGTTTTCTCTAGTTAATCCAGGTACTACAATTAAATTGTATTTATATTCATCTTGGTTTGCCATTAAAGCAATTGATTCATCGTAATTAGCACCTACTAATCCTTGTGTATTGGTTCCTATATTTTCATTAAATGTTCCGTCAACTCCTCCAAATGCTTCACCTGTAGCTCCTCCAAATGTTCCAGAGGCAGCAACTGGAATAGAACCAGTAAATTCAGCTTTAGCATCTCCTGCATTGTCAAAATAGTTTAATGTTTTAGAATCTACTGATTTTACTCTAACATATCTTGAAGCATTAGCATAAGTACCTGAGGTTTTTACATAATATGTACCATTATCTTCTGTTACTTCTTGAGATTGATCTCCAATTACTCTAGCTATATAGTTTGAGGCATTAGGATCTAATGATAAATCAGGATATGTTTCTAATACTGTTTTTGAATTTGTAATATCATCACCTCTTCTAATTAATAACCCAAAAGTACCTGATGATGTATTTGGAGAAACAATTTCCCATCTTACATTATCTCTAGTACCATTAGTTAATTGTCCTTTTGTGCCTTCTGAACCTGAACTGTTTTGGGCATCTCCTTCAGATATGGTTTCTAATACAAAAGAAGCAGATGTATTTGAGTTTGCAATTTTTGAACTTGTTGCAGGAGTATAAGAACCACTTACTACTCTTGTTACTAATAATGTGTTTCCTCCTTGTTGGAAATAATTGTAAGCTGCAACTGAGGTAAAATAAGTGTATTCATCACTACCACTTTCTACTACAGCACCGAATTTGTTTTTGTAATCTGAATATGAGGTAACTATGGTTGGAATTCCAACTGGCCCTTTAACTGTAGGACCTAATATAGCTGCACCTGCTTGAACGGGTTGCTGTGTGATGAAAGATTGGTCGTTTTCTCTAGCTAATACACCAGGGGATAATAAAGTTTCTGCCATTTTTCTACAAAATTAATTTTGTTTATAAATATTGTAGAGTTTTTTGAAAATGCAGTTAGGCTTTAACGAATTCTCCGCTTTCTAAATTTATTGTACCTTCTCCGTACTTTTCTTTTAGTTGATCGCCTAATTCGACCTGCTGTTTTTCAAAACTCTCGATGTTTTGTTTTATAATATCTTTTTGTCTTTCTAAAGTTCCAATTTGATATTCAATTTGTCCTAGCTGAATAACAAAATTGTCTTGTTGTTGTTGTAACGTAGCTAAATTGCTTAGCTCTTCTTGTGATAAAACCGTTTTTTCCATGATTATAAATATTAAATTTTCTTTTCAAAGTATATAAAGAGATAAGAAAAATCAAATTATTTTTAATCTAGATAATGAGAATTTATTCCCTGTTGATCGTGATAATCAATAAAAGGGGCTTTATAAACAGATTTTATTTTTTTTCTAAATAAAGATTTAATCTTTTTTATAAGTTGCAATATATAGTTTTTCAATTTCATCAGCTTCTATTTCTTCTGGGGTTTTGGGTTCAAAATTTTTATTTATAAGTCTTGTTCTTACTTTATCCATACGATCTTTGTTTCTTTTAGCCGCAGAAAGTAAATGGGTAAACCTAGTAGGGGTCATTAATAGTTGTAAAATTTTAAGATTATTTTCTTTAGCATAAATATATGAATAAGTTTGTTCCATAATTACATTTAATAAAAAAGCATCCCAATTTCTTAAATCATCCCAATCTATAAAATCTACTATTTTTTGATCATTTAAAACAGATTTAGCACTTTTATAGCCTTCTTCATGTAAAGCTGTAAATAAATCAAATCCTTTTTGGTTAAAAGCACCATATACACCCGCATTAGTAGCCATAAAATATTTATCTATATCTAACATTATAGGGGGGATGTGATCTCTATAAAATTCTAAACCTTCTCTATAAAAATAATATTCCTTAAGTCTATGGTCTTCATAACTTTGACAAACAAAATCATGAGTATCAATTAAATCTTGGTCAAGTCTATCCCACAAATAAGCATCATTATCCAAGTGCATAAAAGGTTCTTTTTGAAGGGAATAAATATAAAGTTTTGGGTATGCCCACCATTGAACAGGAATCCAATCTAATTCGTCTAATATACAATGTATTTTAGTAAATGGAAGTTGGTCCTTGTAAGGTTTTATTAATTCTAGTCCATATTCATCTGTGTAAAAATGAATGTTATCATAATTTCTTTTTGAAACGTTTACACTAAAAATAAAACTAGTGAAAAAATCATCTAAAGTATCAAATCCTAAAGTATTAAAATGTGTTCTTAAAGGTTTAGTCCATAATGAGTATACTATTTTCATTCTTCTAATTTTTTTAATTTCCAATTTTTTGTTTTTATTCTTTTAGAGATATTTTCATTAGCTATAGGATCTAATTTTGCTCCTCCTATTAAATGCTGGAATTGAATTGCATATTCATTATCATTGGGTAAAACTGAAAAAGTTTTTAAATTATTTTTATCCATATACACACCTGAACTAGATTGTTCATTTATCATATTTACATAATAGGGTAAAAAGTTTCCATCTTCTAAATCTTTTAGTAGTTGATTTAATACTTCTTTATTAGAAACTATTTTTTTAGCTGTTTTCATTCCCTTTTTTGAAACATGTTTAAATAATTTTAAACCTTTTTCATTGCATGGTCCATAAATTCCAGCATTAGGGCAGGTTGGATGGGAGGTAAAATTTACTATATCTTTAGGAAGAATATTAAATTGTTCCCAATATATAAAAGCTTCTAGGTATTGGGAATATTCATGCCAAAAATAATTTTCAAACCATTGACATATTACATCCCATTCATCTAATACTTCTTGTGGGATTTTTGTGAATAAAAAAGCGTCATTATCTATATGTAAAAAAGGTTCATCTTGTAAACCATAAACATGAATTTTAGGAAAAGCCCAAAAAAAACTAGGTAACCAATCTAGTTCATCTAATATATTGTGGATTTTTCTAATGGGTAAATTATCAAGATAGGGTTCTAACATTTTTAATCCAGGGGTATCTATGTAAAGATGAATATCATCATAATTTAATTTCATAGCATTTACACTAAGAGTAAAACTATTAATAAAATTTTCTAAAGTAGGAAAACCAAAATTAGTACCTTTTTCTAAATGAGGTTTTGACCAAATAGTATATATTATTTTCATGGTTTTAATAGTTTTTTAAAAATAGTAACTATATCCATCATTTCTGGAAAATCTGCTTCAATCCAATCATGGAGTCTTTTATTTATTTCATATCTTTCTTCTTGATCATTTTTTATTCTTGTTTTGCTCCCCCATAAATGAAATATTTTGGCATCATCTAACTCAAACCTATGACCCTTAGGCCAAGTTGAGTCTAAATTGGTATAATATGCTTTTTCATAATAAGGCATACATGACAGATTATGTTTTTCAATAACGTTTCTTATTACCATTTGTTCGCAAAAAATTGTATGAGTCCATTCATGAACTGATTTTTGATTTTTAATATTAATAGTAGCCTTTTTTGCAAATTTAGTAGTTATATCCATTAATTCTTTGTAAAAATCTACTTTATTAATAGTTAATATTGCAGTATTCATATTACTAGAATATTCATTGAAAGTTAAATCTTTAAAAATATCTTTATATTCTTTTGAAGTATGGTATTCTGGGTAGTTTTCTCCTGTTAAATCTATTTCTGGGTGAGCATATACTATATCTGCTTTTTTTAAATTAAGAGGTGCCCAAAAAAACAAATCAGCATCTAATGAAGTAAAAGGTTGTTTTTGTAACGAATGAATATACATTTTGGGATAAGTCCAAAAAACACTATAATTTATATCATTGGGGATAGAATTAAAAGAAGTATTATCTATATTATCCCATAAAGAAGTTAATTTATATTCTTGAATAAATTTAAAAAAATCATTATCACAATATAATGAAATATTTCCATGGAATTTTCTCCAATAACAACAAGATAAAATTAATGTATAGGCTTCAAATAATCCCATATCTAAATAAGATTGTTCTTTATACCTTACTCTATTTGTAAAAGTGTATATTGTATGAATTCCTTTCATTTTTTTATATAAATATTAATAAGCAGATTAGGGAGGTGAGTATATTATCTTGGGTTTGAAGAAGCCCTCCCTAATTTTAAACTGCTAAAAAATTATCCATTCCATGTACCTGATGAACCACTTGGGGTTAATTGTATTTCTGCTATATGAGTTTCATTGGAATTAATATCATCAACAACTAATTTTTTATCATCAGTTATTCTTAACCTATACTTATCCCCTGAAGGAGAATTTAGTATAACACCTTTTGATGAGTCTGTAATTTCTATGTCTTGATCTGTTTGAGATCCTATTTTGGTATCTACTAGGTTTTGTAATTCACCTAGTTTTTGACCAAAGAAGGCCCCAACCTCTGATAATATACTCATATGACTTATTTGTCAAAAACATTAATTAATTATTTGGTATAAATATGTAAAAAAGAATAAAAAAAGGGAACTTGCGTTCCCTTATAAATTTTATTTTTGTAAAGATGTACTTTACTTTATAAAATTGGTATTGTGTTTATTATAGAAGATTCTCTCCTACTCCTTCTCCATTATAGTAATATCCTGAAGTTTCAGCTAAAGCGGTATTGATATACATTTTCCATGTTTCAAGATGACCTGCCATCTGAGATGCAAAAGCATCATAATAACTCAAAGATGGAGTCTGCATTTCCTGAATTTTTTGGAATGCAGTTTGAAATGTAGTAAGGAACCATATTGCATCTGATTTCCATCCTGCTTTTTCATAAGCTACATCTTGGTATCCTTTTTTAGAAAGGTTACCCCACGCCCATTGTGCTTTTCCAAGATATAAAAATACATCCTCAGGATGTGAAGAACTTCCTTCATTAGTTGCAGTATATCCAACTGGTACCATTAATTCTGCCCATTTATTTTTTACGGCGTCAAATTTAGGATCTGCAAAGTTTCCACCTGGATTATCTGGTGCATTGTTTAGATCCATGTACCATTCCCAGAAATCTTTAATCCCCTGAGATATGTTTGGACTTTCATTACTATCCTTTTTAATAGAATATCTTCTAAACATATTTTCTATTGTTGAAAAATTAGTGTGAGGTATTCCACTTTCTCCACTAGGGTTTTGAACAGTAAAAATTACTGGAAGAGTTTGACCTATAATTGATGGGTGAATTATTTGATTAGCTACTTCATCTCCTTCTGGTGATATATTTGGATAAGTTCCACCTATAAAAGTAGCTACATCGTATCCTAATACTGGAGCACCACCATCACCTACTGATTCACCACCTGAAATAACTACTGTATCCCATGCTGCTGCTACTGAATTGGTAAAATCTCCAATTACTCCCATTTTATCACTTGCTGCAGTTCTTAATCCTTCCATTTCTGCTAAAGCAGCTACTTTAAAAGCATCTGCATCTGCTTTATTTTGAAGCATTTCTGCTTCTGCCTCTAAAATAGAGTTTATAGCAATATCTGGGTTATTAGCAACTAAATCTGCTGCTGCATCTACTGCTGCTTCTGCTGCTGCTAATGCTGCTAAGTTAGCGGTATTATTATCAGCTTTGGATTGTTCATAAGCTGCTTCAAAAGCTGATTTATCAGCTGCTTGCTCAACTACCCATGCTGCTGAAGCTGCTTCATGACCATCAAAATCAGCGGTAACCCCTGCTTTAATAGCTGCAAATTTTGCGTTCATTGCTAAGGCTATTACACCTAAAGCTTTTTCATTTTGTGCCATTGTTTTTAATTTTAAATTGTTATTTTAATAAATTATACACTTTTAAAAAAGGGGTGATTTCAACTATATATCTACCACCCCTTAGATTTTTTAAATAGAAATAAATTTAAAAATTTATTCTAAGTAGTGTAATTTCTTTGGTTTATTCTCCTAAAGAAACAACCGCAGGTGCTGTATGAGAAATTGCGGAGAAATCTCCAATTACTCCCATTTTATCACTTGCTGCAGTTCTTAATCCTTCCATTTCTGCTAAAGCAGCTACTTTAAAAGCATCTGCATCTGCTTTATTTTGAAGCATTTCTGCTTCTGCTTCTTTGATGGAGTCAACTTGTGCTGATACATCTTCAACTACTAAATCTGCTGCTGCATCTACTGCTGCTTCTGCTGCTGCTAATGCTGCTGAGTTAGCAGCATTGTTATCAGTTTTTGCTTGTGCATAAGCTGCTTCAAAAGCTGCTAATTTACCATCTTCTCCAGACTTCCAAGTAGATGAAGCTGATTCGTGACCATCAACATCAGAAGTAATATCTGATTTAATATCTGCAAATTTTGCGTTCATTGCTAAGGCTATTACACCTAAAGCTTTTTCATTTTGTGCCATTGTTTTTAGTTTTAAAGGTTAATAAATAAAACTACCATTATGATCTATAGGCTGTGTTGCCAAAGTATGCATCAAATGAAGCTTGAACATCTGCTAATGATCCCATGTCTGCCTCTAAAGCTGCTTGAGCTGCTTGGAATTGAGATTCCATGTCAAGGATATTAACATTAATTTCACTGTTTTTGTCATTTACAAGGCCAGCTAATTCTCCATAAGAATCTGTTGCTGCTGCATCTATGTTGTTTTGTAAGAAAGCAATTCTTGTATCCATTGCTGCTGTAGAAGCTGCTACAGCGCTGTTATGATTAACTAAATCTGTTGCTCTATCAGCATCTGTGTTAGACATTGCTGTTTCGTGTGCTGATTTTACACCATTATAATCACTTGTAGCTGCATCTACATATGCTCCTAATTCTGCATCTCTATGAGCAGTTAATGCTGTGATTTGTAATCCCTGTGCATCACTTACTTTTTTAATTTCTGTACTCATTGTTTTAAGTTTTTAAGTGTTTTTAATTTGTTTCTGGGGAAATTCTGATTAAGCTACGTTGATAGTAAAATCATCAAAAGTGAGGTTTCCATCAATTCCTAATTCTTGCTCATAAGCAAGTAAATCTGCTTTTGCTGCATCAAGTTTTGCTTGTTGTAAAGCATCTTGAGTAGCATCAGTTTCTTCGATAAGCTTAATAATTCCTGCTACAGTTGAAGCTGTTGAAGCATCAACACCTACTGTACCTAAAATAGCGGCTACTTCACCTTGTTTTGCTGATTCTAAAGCTGAAATTTCTGCTACTCTTCTTGCTTGCTCAGTTACTTGAGCTGCATCTTTAGCATCTCTTTCAATTTGATGAGCTGCTGCTAAAGCATTTTCATCAGATACTACTTGTGCTGCTTGTGCTGCTATACTAGCATCATAAGCGTTTTTAGCTGCATCATAGTTTGACTGTAAAGCTGCTGCTAAGTCGGTCATTCTTGTTGCCATAATAATAATAATTAAATTTTGGGTTAATAAAAAAATAAATAAATCTTTGTAACCTTTTAAAAAACTATAAACGAAAAACAAGTTACACAGAAGCGTGTAACTTAATTGTGTACTTTCTAATTTTATGTACGGTTATACATATTAAATAAGGATGAAAAATTACTAAAAAATTGAAAAAAAGATGATAATTCTTACATTAAGTCTTATACAAAATATTAGTCTAAATTATAACTAATCTAATGATTGAATATCAATATCATCTATATCAACATCTAAAGTATTTAAGAAAACATCTATATCTCCTTGATCAATACTTCCTTGTCTTTCCCAATACTGAGTGTCAAATTCTGTGGTAGAAGTGTGAGCTATTGTACAATTGTATAATCTATTATCTGGACCAAAAACATCATCATTTACATTATAGTATGTGTTAGGAGCCCAATCTGTCATGCCTGAAGTATGACCCATAGCTTTTTCTTGTAGTACGTTTATTTTAACTTTTACTTCTAGGGAAGAATTACCTAATTGATCAAGGATTGATACACATTCGAATGTAAGATAATTTACATTTCCTGCTGCAAATTTTCCAGAATTTTCTAATATTACAAATGGTGTATTCCCATTTAAAAATGCAGCATTTACCTCTTCTAATTCATATCCATCTATTTTTATACCAGCGGTTGAAGTATATAATCTTATATGACATATTTTACCAGGTTTTAGATTTAGTAAACCTCCAGTATGTCTAATTTGGTTATATAATTCTTTATCGGATAATAATTCTTTATTTAAAATTCTAAAGTCTATATACCTATCTTGATAAATTACTTGAGTTTCTTCTTTTATTTGATTTGGATGATACATTCTGTTATAAATATTAGAAAATAAACCAACCATTACTACCATTACTTACTACTGAAATAGATTCATATTGTACATCTAAATCAGTGTATGTAGTAGCTCCATCTATTGTATCTGAACCTTGTCTCTGTAGGGTTACTGTATTTGCACCTGCAGCTTGTGTTAATTTGAAAAATATTTGTCTACCTGGATATGTAGCTGCATCTGGCATGTTTATTGTAACATTACCACCTGAGGGATCTATTAATACAAATTGTTGTGTTCCCGTTAATGTGTAAGGTGAGTCTGTATCATCTATTGAAACTGTACCTGTGTTTAGAAGTGAGCCTGAGATTGATAAACTTCCTGATAATTCTGTAGTACTTGATCCAATGAATAATTTAGTATCAGATTGACCCCCACCTAAGTAAATATTCCAAAGATTGTTAAAAGCAGGAAGTGTATTGTTAACACCTAAATTTATGGATCTTGTAACGTTTGTACCTAATAAAGCTCCTACTGTTGTCTCATATCCACTTAAACTTGCTGTTTGGTTGGATGATATTATAGTATTTTGGGTATCTGAATGGAATTCTAACCCAGTAGCAGTAGACCCTATTCTTTGGATAGTATCACTTCCACTTAATTCTGCTGCAAAAAAGTTTGAGGTTCCTGTTTGAGCTGTACCTTCTGCTATACTTAATGATCCCGTTATCCCCAATGACCCTGATATAATAGCAGAACCTGTATATGGGAATGGATCTGTTTCTATTCCTGTTAATTGTGAACCATCACCTATAAAAGTACTTGCACTTACTTGACCTTGTACATCTAAATTTTGATGTGAAAAATTTCTTGATTCTGAAATAGTAAGTTTAGGTATGTTAAATCTTCTTAATACAAAATTATCATTTGTATGAGTACCTACTAAACCATATCCATCAGTTCCTATAACTTCAACCTCAGCATGGGACGATGATCTTTGAAATCTACCATCTCTTGCATATAAATCTCCACTTGCACTTATTTGTGCATCTACTGTTAAATTACCATCTCTATCTACCTCAAATACATTATTTCCATTTATATCATTACCTTGAAATAAATTTAAACTATAGTTTGGTTCTGCCTCAACATGAACCATTGCTGATGCTGTATAGAATGTAAAGTTAGCACCTGAAGGGTTTGGCATTCCAGTTTTACCCTGATTTAGGTTAATGCCTAATGATCCAGATTTACCAACTGAAAATATTAATCTTTCTCTAATGTTTGTTGGAGTATAATCACTTGATACTCTTATCCCAAAAATGTGATTAAGTGGGTTTTGTAGTGTAGATGCTCCTGAACCTGAATATTGAAGGGACATTTGCCCATAATTGAATATTCCAGTACTTCTATTTTCACCTTGAATATTAACTCTTTTAGAATTAAAACTTCCTGCTCCCCCACCAGTAGAATACCCAATACCATTGTAAACATATAAATTACTCCAAGGTCTAGTATTATTACCCAAATCATTTGTATTAGAGGCAGGTGATCCTACAATAGGACTTAAATCAAATTTTGTTGCAGATGCGTTAGTGATTTTAAATCCATTATCATCTCCTAATCTAAATTGTCCTGTTTGGTTTAATGTTAAACCTGAGGTTGGGGATGTTTCTTCATCTTGTAAACGAATAGTAGCTACACCTAAACCATCTGAAATAATTCTTAATGCAGGGTCTCCATTACTATATCCAAATACTAATCTATCATCATTAGGTGAAGTTAAATCATTTTCTCTAATTGTAAAAGCTGAACCTGATTGTAATGTAATGTCCATTGAGCCTGATACTCTCATAGATCCTGTTGCTACCAAGTTATCTATTTCAGTTGTAAAATTATTTAAACCTCCATTAGCACCATGTTTTATACCAAATATTCTCCACCCATAATATTGAGTTTCACCTCCTATTACTAAAGTATTATCATTTAATCTAGCAATATCAGCATTTGTATTAGAAGTACCTAACATTATTCGAGCTAGGGTTCCAACTTTAGAATCTGAATCGATATAAAGAGTTCCTAATGTTTGAATTCCTCCTCCAATTGTTCGTAAAGTTAATGGGTATGTAGGTGGTGTTCCAATTAAACCATAACTACCTGTGACTTGTAATGAACCTGTTACTTGAACAGGTACAGAAGAGGTAATAAATGTTCCACCATTATACCAATCGCTATCTCCTCCACCCATTCCAGCATTTAAAGCATATGAGGCGGTTACAGCATAAGAAGCAGTATCTGCATAAGATGCTGATACTTCTTTTACTATTTCATGTGAAGCTGATAAAGCATATGAAGCTGATAGGGCATAACTAGCAGAGATAACAGTATCTCCACCACCACCTCCGGCTCCAGGGCTTATTGTTATATTACTATCTACAAATCTTACTTTACTCATTTAATTTCTTTTACTATTATAAATATTAACCCGTTGATACTCTTGGTGTACCATTATCATTCCATAACACACCTTCTATACCTGGATCTGAAGTTGGAAGATCACTTAAAATTACACTTCGAGGTGATGTAGGTGGGATAGAAAAACTAGTAGGAGAAACTCCAAATCTAGTTATTCCTTCTTGATCTTGAGCACTTCTACCATCTGGGGTTGTTGTAGGATTTGCTTCATATCTTTGTGGGTTTGAATCTGTTTCTATACCAAATGTTATTTTAGACTTTTCATTATATTTCTTAATAGCCTTCATGTCCTTTTGTAAAACATCTGGAACTATATAACCATACATTTTTATTTGAAATGTACCTCGTACTAATCTTTCTTGACTTTGTTGTAATTCTGTTACTGTAGTAAAATTGTCTATTCTAGCTCTGAATTTAAATCTTTCAGGATCGCCCCAATATGAATCAGAAGCATAATTTATTGCTTCTATTATTTTATTTAATTGTTCTACATAATAAGTTTGAACTATACAACTATAAGTTAAATTAACGTAATCTGGTACAACGTTTGCTATAAATTGTTTAGTTGGGACCCTATTATTTAATAATCCAAAATTACTATAAAAATTCTTTTCATTGTATGATTTTTGCCATGAAGTATATAAATTAGGATCATTTGAATCTAATTTATTTGTTAATGCTCTATTTTTTTCTAGTGAATCTCTTTTGAACATTATAATAGGCATCATTATGGCACCTTTTTTATCTCTATAATATGCATCTTTTTGAATGGATTTCCATCTTTCAGGTGAACCATATATAATAGGTACTGCTATTCTTTCATTATTTTGAATTACAGAAGGTCTAATGACATTTTCAAAATAATACATTATAGATTCATCAATATCTTTTATGCCAATTGAAAAGGGTTTAGTATCATCTCCTTTAAATGACATTTTTTCAGACCTATTAAAAGGAAGATCTGCTTGATTGTTTGGAGAATATTGGCCTGAGTTTTTAGCATCATTAGGATTGCCTTGAGTAGCATCATAAGGTGTTTGTAAGTCCTCAGATATTTCTCTTTGAGTTTTAGGGATAGGTTTTCTATAATAATTTTCAGCCATTAATTCTTCCTTTCTCTATTTGTACTTTATCTACTGGTGTATAATGTGTTTTACATATTATAGAAAAATCTCTACCAAATTCTTCTAATCTAGGATTTATGGGATTTTCTTCATATCCATAGTCAGGATCTTTACCTACAAAATATTGATTGCCAATTACATCATCTACTTCATAGTAACCCCCATAATAATATATTATATCTCCTACTTCAGGAACTAAATCAGCTCCAAAATAATCTGCTTGATCATAATTTTCGTTAAAATCAAGATTTCTCTGCAATAAATCATCGCGTAAGAACTTGAAATCAATGTTTTGATAATATCTTACACCTAAGTCGTCATCTGGGTATTCTTGATCTGATCTCTGTATTAAACAGCTGAGTAGCACCGGAGCATAATAATATTTAGCCCCTGAGGCCTCACCATATAAATTGGTTTTTGTTTCTTCTAATTTATATTTGTAATAAGCACATTGTTGAGAAATAATATCTCCTATTAATTCTCTATTAACATGTCTAAATAGACTGATATCTCTTTGACCTCCGTATAAAGCCATTTTATCCTATGTAAATTGTATAAGGAACTTTATTTAATTCCTTTTGTAAAAAATCGTTCTCGTTTGCTTTTCTTTCTAAAAGTTTATCTCTTGATGTATCATCAAAATATGCTCTTAATCTTTCTATTAATGCGTTTTTATCTGCTGTAGCTGATGCTAGTAAGTCTGCTTGGTTTAATGTTACTTCAGCATCTGGAATGGGAACTGTTGAATATTTTCCTCTAATATATCCTAACATTTCTTTAGCTATTGCTAAAGTATACTCAAATATCCATTGTCTACCTATTGAATTTATTTGATCATAATTTGGATTTTCAAATGGTACTTCTGCTACATTTGTTACTTTATTTGTGCCATTGCTGTAAGGATTATTTCTTTCAGATTTTTTAATGTATTGGAAATTTAATTTACTTCCGTTTACATTTGGAATAGGAAATATTTTTAATTGATTATTTATTAATTCAAAAGAATAATTTGATCTTCTAATTTGATCATTAAATTCTATGGCTTGCATTACTTGCATATCATAATTGATAGGCATCATTAAAAAATTGATTGCAGGTGAATAACCTCCCCAACCAAATGAATCCATTAAATCAATCATTCCCGTACCTGTGCCTGCATATGGATCAAAGTATCTTGTAATTGCAGGTGGTGCTTCATAAAAAATTCTTTTTATCTCTATACCATCATTTGCTTTTAGGTTTGCATTAGCTTCGGCCCAAGCATTCATATTATATTCTTGTTGACCATTTATTAAATCTAATGAACCAGAGTACCATGTTACTGTTCCTCCTACTCCTGCTTCTACCCCATATTGCTCAGATAATCTTACTACTCCTGCTAAATTAGGTGTTATGAGTTGACCATTAGTAGTTATAGTTGAATCAGATCCTGCTAATGATAAATAATTTTCTCTTACTTTGTAAGCGTATAATTCGTTTCCGTATGTTGTAATTGCTTCTTCAAAAGCGGTGTAAAATGAACCTGATTGGAGTTCTACATCAGCTAAAGGATAACCTAGTCTTCTAGCGCAAAAATCGGCTACTTTATCTGCGTCTGCTTTAAAATCTATTTGATGGTCGTAAAATCCAAATGGGGTTTGACCTGCAGCAAATGTTGATGTTCCTGTCCAAATTGGTATGTTCATAGTACGTTAATTAAGTTGTTGCTATAAAATATTCTACTTTAGCAGAACTACCTGATGGCTCTACAAATACTGCCATTATATCATCATATGAAAAAGTATTTGTTAAACTTCCTGTAATTTCACTTGTTGAAAGCATAAATGTACCACCTGCAGCTACTGAAAAATTTAATAGTTCTGTAGATGATGATACTTTTAAATTAATAGGAGTATCTGAGGAATAATTAGACACCCTTCCATATTTAAAACTACCTGAAGTAAATGTACCTGATCCTGGTTTATCGCTATATTCAAATATTGTGGTTTCACTACCAGAGGGTACAGTAACTATTCTATTATCATAATTTTCTATGTCTTTAATAGTTAAATTATAATCAGTACCCCTTTCGGTACCTTCAAGTAATACTCGTTCTCTAATTAAAAGGGTGAAATCGGCCATGGTTTTAGTTATAAATATTAGAAAAATAAAGTAAAATAAAAAAAGCCCGGCTAAAAGCCAGGCTTAATTTTTGAATTTATGTTAAGTATTTAATTATACTAACGCAACGTTGCTTACAAATACTCTTCCATAGAATTCTGGTCTAATCATTTTCTTAGCATATCTTGTTAATAGACCTTTTCTTGGTGTGAAAGTGTCTGGATCATATACTAATGGAGTCATGATTAGTGGAATGTATGGAGCAAATACAGCACCAGTTTCTAAGAATTGGTTACCTCTGTATCCCATTAAAATCACGTTTTCGTTCATGTATGGGTTTTTGTATACATCGTATCTGCTGTTCATAGTTCCCATTTTCTGGATACCGAAAGCAAATTTCCCTTGAGTAGCGTCACCACTTGCATTTGAAGCAAATCCTGGGATTGATTCAATGATTGTAGCAACTGAAGGAGAAATTACACAGAAGTTAGCACCACCTCTTAAAGTTTTCTGGTGGATTTTGTTACTAACTTTTTGCATTTTAGTACCTAAAGTTTGGAACCACTGTCCTTGTGTGTTGAAGAATCCTAAATCATCATATCCTGTTTTTCCAGAATTTAATGCTTGGTTGTTTTCTGCATTCCAGTACTCATCAGCAGCTGAT